TGATCCGCCTCCGTCAGCCCATCAGTCTGCGAACTCTTGCGCACCCGGATCGTCGCCGTGCGGTTGTTCTCCACCGCCCCAGCCGCAACACGTTCCTTCCCGGTTGTCTCGCGCACGTTGCCCCAAACCGTGAACAGCGGCTCAAACTCGCCCGTTACGTTGCCATAGCCATCGTCAACCTGCGTCTGGCGGTTGAACGTGACGCGGTGCCGGAGACGCCCCGCGCCGTTCACAGCCGCACCCGTCGAATTGGGGCGATGAGCATATCAACGGCCATCGGGACCGCCTCCATCTTGTCGCCCACGCTTTCGCGGTTTTCGTACCAGTGGCCAATCAGCAGCCGCACCACATGTTTGATATTCTCAGGCGTCCCGGTGCCTGCCGTAAAACGGACCTTCACAGCGTCATAATTGGTCGAGGTGGACGGCCAGCCATCAACGGGGCGAACACGCGCTCCAGCGGCCTCATACTCGGTCCCTGCGAGGGTCTGCTCTACATCATCGCTGTCAACGTAGGTGATAGCATCCACCGAAACCACGGGGCCAAGCGGGATGCAAAATTCTCTGGCGGGAAAGCGGTCAAGCGTCATTTCCCACGTCTGCGCCTCAAGGCACATGCCGAGAACACCGGTCCACCCATCCAGCCACGCTGTTGCCGCGCCGATCAGCGCTTCAATGAGCGTGTCCTCGTCGTCGTGGTCCACGCGCAAGTGCTCTTTCGCCTCTGCAAGCGAGAGAACTTCGACCGCAGGGGCTGTGATAAGGGCGAGCCGGTGCATTTCTTACTTCCCGCCGTAGGGGAACGGGTCAAGGCCCAGCTTCTTCGCCTCTGCGGCTGTCATGCTGACCTTCGGTGTCTTCGTGGCCTTGGGGGCCGGTTTCTTTTGGTCGCTCATGCTTTCAACTCCAATGAGAGGGGGTTGCCCCGGCCAGATCAGCCGGGGCGCTTAGCTTATACGCCATCATCCATTTGCAGGACTTTGATAGCCTGCGGATCGACCACGGCACCGCCGACGCGCTTGGTGGTGTAGAACAGCACCTTCGGTTTTGCGGTGTAGGGGTCACGCAGGACGCGAACGCCGGTGCGGTCCACGATCAGGTAGCCACGCGCGAAGTTGCCGAAGGCAATCGGAGTGGTGCTGGTCGCCATGTCAGGCATATCCGGCATCTCGGTGACGGGATACGCCAGAAGCTGCGAGGGCTGGCCCGCAACGCTGGACGGTTGCCACAGTTGACGACCATCATTGTCGCGCAGCTTGCGGATTTTGCCCATGGTGGTCCGGTTCATCACGAACCGCGCCCCGTTGGTGTAGCTGCTCGGCAGGCTGTAGATGAGGTCAAGCAGTTCGTCCTCGGTCACAGCCGCTGTCGCTGCCGCAGTCTCAACGCCGATAGCGCCAAGTGGGTTTGCCGCAGCATTGGCCGCGCCGGTCGCGTAGGTCAGGAAGCCGTTCGGCTTGTTGGTGCCGTTGCCAGCAACAAACGCAAGACCTTCTTGCTTGGCGAACTCGGTCTGGACTTCGTTCGCCAGCCAACTTTCCAGATCGACCGCAGCATCATCCAGCATACCTTGAGTAGCACCGGGGTTGGCGTAGATTTCGCCGGGGGTGATCGTCATGGTGCCAAATTCTGGCGTGTTGGTTTCAGGCCGCGCCGCAGTCTCACCAACCCAGCCGGAGCCGGTGCCGCGAAGGTTGAACAGCTTGGTGAAACCAGCCGTCGAGATGTTCTGCACGGATGCAATCGAACGCATGGCGGAGACTTCCACCAGCTTGTCAGTGATCGTGCGATCCCATTCGATGGGGGCCAGATAGCCACCTTCATCGTCCGCGCCTTTGTTCAGGCTGGCCTGAATGTGGCCACGGCTGAAATGCGCTTTGAAGGCTTCAGTATACTCAGCGTCCTTCACCGCATCGGGGCCGGTGCCATTGAGCGACATGGCCGCAATCTTGGCGTTGGCCGCGTCGATGGCCGCTTGCAGGTCGCCAACGCTGTTGTTGATCCGGTCAACCTGCTCGGACTGGACCACATCGCCCATGCCCTTTTTCAGGTCTTCCAGTTCCTTGGTGTGCGCCTCCTTGAAGGCATGGAACGCTTTGCCCTGCTCCTCAATCAGTGCCTTGATATCGGTGCTGGCATCCGCGCGCACACCGACAAGCCCGCGAACGGGTTGTTTGAAGTGTTTCATTTGAAACCCCTTTAGACTTTCAGTTTTTCGGTGTTGCCGCGAAGCGCGGCGATGATGTCAGCGCTCGGCATGACGTTAGGAGGCGATACGTCAGCCCCCCCTTGCAGTTCCGCTAGGAGGCTACGGCGCTCCCGGCGGGACAGTCCCTGTGCGGCCATACTGGCCTCAATCTTGGCAATGGCCGAAGCCCGCTTGCCGTTGTCCGCATCCTGTTCAATCTCGGCGTCGGACAAATACCCATCAGCCAAACCATTTTTCACGGCGTCCTCGCCAGTGAAGAAGGTTTCGGCGTCCATCCATGCTTCAACTTGCTCGGCTTTCAGGCCGGAGCGCTCGGCGTAGAGGTCGCGCATGGCGCGGTCGAACGGCTCCATCATGCCCGCAGCGGCCTGCATATCGTGCCGGTTGCCGATTGTGATACCCCAAGCGTTGTGGATCATCAGGAACCCGGTTTTCGCAACCTTGATTTCATCACCAGCCATCGCAATGACCGATGCCGCCGAGGCCGCAAGGCCCAGCACATTCACTGTCACACGCGCCTTGTGTTCGCGCAGCATGTTGTAAATCGCCACGCCCTCGAAGAAGTCGCCGCCGGGGCTGTTGATATCAACCCGCACGTCGCGCTCACCGATGGATCGCAGCGCTCCTGCGATACGCTTGGACGTGATGCCATCGCCATAGTCTCCGCCGCCAATTTCCCCAAGAATGGAGATTGACGCCTCATCAGTCGTCGCGGCATGAATGCCCGCGTTCCAGCGATCCACAACATCGGTGCGGGGTTGCCACTCCATGTTGGAGAGGGCTTTGAACGCTTTAATCTCTGGAAGTTTACGCAGGCTCATCCGGCCCTCCTGTCTGTTGCTGGCCCGGTGCGGGCGGCAGATCATTCCGGCGCGGTAGGTCCATCCAATCGCGCGGCTCATCAGGGTGCAGCCAAGGCACCGAACCACCGGAGCCAAGACCCTTCGCAAAGAATTCCGCTTGGTCGATCATCGAACCGCGCAGCAATGCACCGGCGTTAAATTTGAAGTCGTATTCGTCGGCCTCGCGCTCTGTCAGCAGTGAACGCTCAATCGCTTGCTGCCATGCCTCAAACCATGGGTTGAGGCTGTAGCGGACAAAGAATTGCCCCAGCACGTCGATACCGGAACCCCATGACGTGTCGTCAACGCCCAACAGCGGGCGCGGGACGCCGAAGCCACGGGCGATCTCTTCAATCTGATGCTTGCGCTGGCCTAGCCCCTCGCCTTCTTTGCCGGGGGCATTGTTAGGCACCGCATCCATGCCCTCTTCAAGAATTTTCCACTTGTAGGCATTTTCTGCACCGGAATCGTCGCTCATGCTTTCCTTGAGGCGCTCATAAGCCTCTTGCGATAGCTGGTTAGGGTGCTTGAGAACCCCGCCCAAGATCATGCCATTGCGGAACATCCGCGCCGCTGACTTCTCCGCTTGTTGCGCCAGCCCAATCGCCTCTGCCGCCTGCTTGACCAGTGAAAGCCCCGTGATCCCATCGTCAGACAGGCCATAGCGCAGATGGAACACCTCGGATTGAGGCAGCGTGACCGTGCCATTACTGCCTCGCGTGACAACGTATTCAAGCGCCCAATCGTCGCGCTGCTTCACCGTGACCCGATCCCCGGCCAGTGGCACAAGCTGCGTCACCCGGTTGCCACTGCGCACGATCAGCGCGAAAGCATCACCATCCGTTAGTGCCCGCTGCTGCATAAGGCTGCGAAACTCAAAAGCGGTCTGCCATGCATTCGGCTTGCGATATAGAACTCTGAAAAGCGGATGATCCTCCGCCTTTGATTTGTCGTCTTTCCGCTGCATGTGCAGCGGCAGCATCCCGATACTAAACGAAATAAGCGAAACGCAGCGCAGGATTGTCGTATTGCGCAGGGCTGTTTGAACATTCACGGTCGCGCCGGATTCTGTCATGCCCCCCGCGCCATTGCGCATGAACTCATAAAAGGCCGGATCATCAAAGCCGGAGAAAATCGCCCCCTCGCCCGCCTGAGCCTTCATGTTTTTAGGCTCCGGCGCTGCGGTGCGTCGGAACAGATTCAGAATTCCCATATCACCGCCTTAAATGGTTAGGATGCCGCGCGTCTCGTACACGCTTGGGCCGCTGTCAGTCGGGCCTAGATCAGATGCCATCGCGCCGACCGCCAAGGAAAGCGCGACCATGCCGTCAATCCGCTCGGTGTCGGACGGCTTTGCCAGAAGCCTATCGCCAGTCACGCGGCCCTCTTTGACCCGCGCATTAGCCGCGCACATGGTCAACACAGGGTGCATACCGTGCCGCAGCTTGCCTTCGACAAGATACGCCTCAAGTTCGTTGAGATAAGGCGACATGAATTTGTATGTCTGTTGAACCGGGATAAACCTTTCAAGTTCGTCCTCGGTGAAGCCCTCTTGCACAAGCAACGGCTCAAGAATTTGATATTTGTGAGGGTCGAACGCGACTTTCTGGACGTCCTGAGTGTCGAATACTTCCCTTAGATGCCGTGCCAGATGACCATAACGGATCGTCTTGCCCGGTGTCGTGTTTAGGTGGCCCTGTTCTTCCCATAGGTCATAGGGGACCCGGTCCTGCCGCGATTTCTCCTCAATCCCATCACCCGGCAACCATGCCGACGAATGAACATCAACTGACCCGTTTTCCTCCGCCACGCTGGCAAAGAATGTCAGGTCGCGGGACGTTGAAAGGTCAATCCCCATCCAGACCTTGCGGCCCCCTAACGGCTTCGGCTCTGCCCCGTTCATCTTCCAGATGCTAGGCGATACGAAAGGCGATTCAGCGTTCACACGCTGGTTTAGATGCAGGTTACGGTAGTTGGCCTCGTCGGTTGGCATCCGCTTTGCCTTTTCCGCCGCCGCTTTCACCTCTTTGATGTTGAGGAAGTCACCAAGCGCCGGGTTTGCCGCCCGCATAGTTTCCTCCGCAAAGGGGTCTGCCTCTGGATCGCTGGTGTAGAAGAAAACCTTTGTCTCAGGGTCTGACTTTGTAACCGCATCGTCCAAGATCACCGACAGCAGGTCATTGTCGGTTGCCGCCTGCGTTGAAATGACAATCGAAAGCGGCGCTTCGTGTGCGCCCATGCCCGTCTCAAGCGCAGAATACAGATCGTCACGCGGCCCCTTAACCTGCCCCAGTTCGTCATGCACAACGAAAATGGGCGATGTGCCGTGAGCCGTTGACGCTTCCGCCGACATTGCGTGATAGAGCGTCCCCAACTCGGAACAAAGCAATTCCTTGGCCGTATCCCTAACCAAGACATACGCATCTAAGTCAGGATTCATGCGGACCATCTTCGCCGCAAGTTCAAACAGAACCGCAGCCTGCCGCCGTGACCGCCCCGCAGAATACAGTTGCGAGTTTGGCATAGCCTCCGGCCCCACCAAGTGGAGCAACAGCAAACAGGCGGTTAAAGCAGTTTTCCCATTTTTGCGGGCAAAACTAATTATCGCGTTTCGCGTCGGGGTGTCGTAAATCCCCTTGATGATTTCCTTCTGCCATTCGCGCAGCACCATCGGCTTCCCGACCATGCGCCCCTCTGGAACCATGCAGTGCGCTTCGATCCACTCAATGTTGCGTTCGCCGCGTGTTACCTCTGCCAAGGTTTCAAACCTCCTGTCGTCTTAGCCTGCGCCGTGCTGGCAGACTTCGCGTTATAGCTGGCCTGCTGTGTCAGTCGCATCTTGGTCGCGCACGACAGCGCCGCCCGCGTCTGCAATTCCTTATCCCGCAAAAGATCACGGTATCGCTTATAGCTTTCATCATCGGCCATAGCGGTCTTGCGGACCTTCTCGACCATCATCTGAATTGCCTCACCCTCGGCCACATGCTCGCAGTAGGATTGCAGCAAGGACAAGGTTTCATCCCCGAACCAATCCGAGGGCATACGATCCACCACGCGCCGCCATTCGTCCTCGGCGCGGGGGTTCAGGCTCATGGGTGGCTCAGGCCGATCCCCGATCTTGACAGCGGCAATGGACAGTTCAGCCGTGGATGCCCGTCCTCTTTTTTGTGCCATTGTCAAACCTTTATTGTTGCGATTTATGATCGTTGAGG